GTAGATTTGCTTGTTAGGAACTAATGCAGCTCCCATAATAATCTTTTTCTCAGCGTCTACTTCTTTGAGTTCTATTTCGTGTTTTGCTAGTGCGATAAAGTTCTCTTCAATAGCAGGTGAATGAACTACAGAAACTGCGTCAATTCCACTCAGTGAGTCCTTTTCGTCAATTACTAATTCTACAATTTTCATATTTTATAAACTTAATTATTGTACTAATGTTGCATTTTCAATTCTGTTGCGATCTAGTGCTTGTGCAGTTGTCATATCTCCAGAAACAACGTAAGCCTTTGTTGGTTTTTGTTGAAGTTGTCCAAGTTGATTGATTCCTGAGTTTCCAACTACGTTAAAGTTTGGAGATATGATAGAGCCACCTCCTGTAGAAGGTGTTGGAGGATTTCCTCCTCCTCCTGTATCATTTGGAACTTTAACTGCAGTAATTGCTTTAATGTTTTTAAGACCTGCTGCGATAGCTAAACCTGCATTGATTGGAGCTAATACAGGCCCAACGTAAGGAATACCAACAGTAGCAGCATAAGCCTTTTGAGCTGATAAAAATGTTTGAATAGTTGCTTCTGCAATTGCTGCAACTTTACCTGCTTTTGTTTGCTTACCAAATAGTTGTGAGATTTGACCTAATGTATCTGCAGTTGCTTCTAACGCTTCTAATGCTTGTGCTTTTTTTAATGCGTTAAGTTCTTTTTCACGATGCCACATTCTAACACGAAGTTCTTCAACCCCTACAAGTTCTTTTTTAATGCCGTCAGCTCTTTCCTTTTCGCCACCTACAACAACTTTTGTTTTTTCTTTTTCAAGTAATTCAAGTTTATCTATTCCTTCAGTAAATAGGTCAATAGCTTTCTTTTCGTTTTCTTCTACCTTATCTACTTTGTCTGTAGTTTGCTCAACATATTTAGTTCCGCTATTAGTAAGTTTGTCTACGTTTTTTGCTGCGGTGTTTGCTGCTGAACCATAGGCAGTAAATCTTTTTTCTGCTGCTTCTAACGCTTTGTTACTTTTGCTAATTGTTTCGTTTGCTTTTTCTAATGCCTTATCTGCTTCTTCGTTTAAGTTTACATAGGTTGTGATTCCTTCTTCTAATGTTCTTTTTTGCTGTCCTGCACCATCTTTAATTGCTTTATCTCTGTCTTTTTCAGCCTTTGCAATTTTTGCTCTTAATTCATCTTGTTTTTCAAGATTCTTTATAATAAATTCTTCGTTTTTTTGAAGTAAATATTTTGCTTTTTGGTATTCTAAGTAAGACGCTAATTCTTTGTTTAACGATTCTTGGAATTTAGTTTCATCTTTAATGTTTTTTAAAGTAGTTCCGTATTGTCCGTTAATCTTTTTAATTAAGTCTGCACGTTCTTTACTTCCTTCGTTAGTGTTTTTAAGCCTAGATATTAAAGTTGCAAACTCACCTGATTCCTTAGCAATATTTTCACGTTGTTCTTTTGCTTGTTCTGAGATTACTTTTTGTTGCTCCGCTACTTTTTTAGATGCTCCAAACCAATCATCGTAATTAGCAATTATTAATCCAACAGCAGCAATAATTAATCCAATACCACCTACTAAAAACGCTTTACCTGCAGTAGTCATTGCACTAAATGTATTTTTAACAACTGCACCTAATTGAATAAATGAATCCTTTGCTTCTAATGCTCCTTGAATACCTTGAGAAAATGCCATTGCTGATTGAACTTTCAACAACGTTTTTTGTAGGTCTTCTGATTCAACTCCAATTAAACCTAATGCACCTTCAAACGCTTGGAATCCATCTAATGCTCCACCAATAGAACGTGTAAGAGAAGTGAATTTAGCGTCAGGATTAAAGGCATCGGTTAACGCTTTTGCATCTTGGATTCTATCTTTTAAATCTGCTGCTTTCTTAGCTGCTTCTGCTGCTGCTTGGGATGTTGCACCAAACTTATCGGATAAAGTTTGAACGTCTGCTTGAGCTTGTTTTAATTGACTTTTAAGACTTCCTAAGTTTGTCTGTAAGTCTAATTCTATTACTTTCTTTTCAGCCATCAGTTAGTTTTTTTAAGTGCGTGTTTTCTTCTTTCTTGACGTGTCATTTTTCTAAAGGATGTCGTGTAAGCGTACTTTCCTTTTGCGATGTCTATGTTCTCTGATATTCCGTAGAAGTTATCTATAGTAAGCATTGCGATTATGTTCTTTATCATCTTTGAATTATGTTTATTGTTCGTGTTTCTGTAACTCCTGAGTTCAACACATATCTAACGTTCAAATCGTACACCGTGCCTGATGCTCCTGCAGGAATTGTAACTGTGACAAATTGTGCAGCAAATATCTCACTAGGTGTGATTGTAACATCTGTATCTGTGCAAGTTATTAAAGCTGAGTAAGTATCGTTTACAAAGTCAATTGGCACTAAAACGTTACCCCCTGCAATACCTACGTTTGGTATCTGTGTTGCATTTACCATCGGTCTGAAATCTAGGATCAATTGGAAGTTTACTTCGCCTGTTGTTAGATTAGACTGCATTGAGTTAATGATGTAGCGTTTATCTCTAATAACCAATCTGTCGTTTAATTTTAATCCTGTCAAAAGTCCGATAGGTAGTATCGTTTTAACGCTGATCAATCTCTGCTTCAAATTGTAAAGATTATACAGGTAAGAAAAGTAATATGTTCCGAATAACGTTTGTTGCACTGGTACATTTAACATCGTAGAAATGTCAGGAGCAAAGTTTAACGTGTAGTCAGTTAGATTCGTGTAAAGGTCTTGTCCGAATGGCGTGTAGTTTGTTATGTTAGTTGTGGTAGTTCCGTTGTTAAAGTGGAAATCAACGTCTTTATTGTCGTATTGATAAAGTAGAATAGGTTTAGGAACATACGGAGCAAACTCGTTGTTTAAAGAATATCCAACCTGTAAATTAGTTCCTGTGAATTTTGTCTGTAACAAGTTCTCGAAAGGAACGTCCAGAGTAAACTCACTGCCATCGTAATTGTACTGATAGGATGTATCTCCATACTCCCTCATAAACAACTGACTGAATTGCTTGTTTAAGAATGATTCCGAGTTTTGATATTTCATCGTTATCTTCTTGTAGAGCTTCATCTTATCTACGTCAATACTATCTACGTCTGTGAATCTTGAAATGTCTACAATAGCACCTTGTGAGTACCAATCGTCCAAAGGCTCTAACTGATAAGTGTTGTTAGAAGTCGCATAACACGTTAGATTAAAGATCTTACAAATCCCACTAAAGAAGTCGCTTACTTTCATCGTAGGTGACATAGATGCCAAGTCCGTGTTTAATATAATTACTTGTGATGCATTTGTACACGTCGCAGATTCTGAAACTATCGCAAATCCTGAAAGATATTGCACTGAATATTTGATTGTTGTTCCAAGTGTCATCGCAGTAGCACCACGCAATTTAAACTGATATGTAATATCAATACCAGCAGTCTGATTAAAGAAGTCAGCAGTATAAGTCCCTGTTCCGTTTCCTACTAGGGTAGTAAATAAGTTTCCATTTTGGTAAACATCAATGTAGTAATCATTTCCTGTTGATGCAGACGTTACATTGAACTCAATTAAGTGACTTAGAACTCCAGGCAATTCAATTACGTTTAACGTGTCTAAAGTTGTGTCAAATCTCGTCGTTAAATCATATAGTCCTGTCGGGGTAGTAACGGACTGCATATTAACTAAATATGATTCAGATAATACTTGCATTTCGTTCTTGTTTTTGTACCACAAGAAAAGTTTAGTAAATCTCTCGTCATTTAAAAAGTTTCCATTAAACGTAACTCCGTATTTCGATGCGATTTGATTAAAGATGTTTTTAACTCTTACTGCAGGAAACAACTCATTGTAGTGAATGTGTCCTGCGTTTTTTTGAATGTCATTAGCAGAAGCAGTTGGTATTGTCAACCAACTTGGAGTAATTGTCGTAGGCGTTTGACCTGTCCAAGTCCAAATTCTTTGTGAACTGATTAAAGGATATTTTACATTGTAAGCATTCGTTCCGTCCGTAATTCTGTTTTTGACTTCCGTTCCATTGTAAAGGTGATTCACAGGTGTGTAATCTAAGTTAGATAACAAGTCCTCTCCAAAGTAATCTAGTAACGTTTTGCCTTCACCAAAGAAACTAAGTGTGTAGCTTTCTGCTTGTCCGTTTTTGAGTTGTGCTTTATCAATCTGCATTTTACCCCTACGAAAGAAAGTAAGATCAATTTCTATGAAAGCATTTCTACGGATGTTGTGATCAATAGTCGCATCCACATCACTCTGATAAAAGTGTTGTAAGATAGCGTTGTTGTATGGCGAAGCAGGAATTGTAAAACTCTGGGAGAAGTCCGTGTAAGTCTTTGAAATGTCTGCTACGTTTTGTTGCGTGGATGTTACCTGAATCTGCTCATCGTTGAATAGTTCGAGTCTTTGTCCTTCGATGTATACTTGTACTTTTCTATTCATTACACTACTGAGTTAATTGTGTCGTAAGCGTATTCAAAGTCTAGTTGGTAGTTGATCATATGTGTGTTGATGCTCTTAAATAGCTCTGTTGATTTCGTGTTTATCTTCACTGGTGATTTGTCTAGTAAGATTCTTTCGCTCAACATTAGTTGTCTAATCACTTCCGAATAACTTTCGTTTACCCAATCAGTGTTTACCTTGACTTGCTCTTTTGCGTTTGTGTTAAATACTTTTCTTTGGCCTTCCTGAATATCGTAACTAGGATAAGTTGCAGGCATTAAATTGTATTCCGTGTTCTCAACGTTGATTGCTCGGTTACTTGCTTTGAAGAACCATTCAGTCTGCCAAGCTCCGTATTTGTTTACAAAGTCACATCTAACAGGCGTGTATTTACATTCTGCTTTTGGTTGGAAGGTTGCAGTCCATACAGTAGTACCTGCGTTTATGATTTCTACCTTGTTTCCTGCACTTAAATACGTTGAGTATACTCTAGGATAGTCTTGTACGTTTAATGCTCCTAAAGACGAAGTGTTATTTGCTCCTGTTACTAAGTTCGTGTATTTGATTGTATCTCCTGAAATGTTTTCGATTGTTAAGTGTCCGTAGTTTCCTGTTCCATCTAGATAATAGTTGTACGTTCCTGCATCTAAATGGATTCTAGATAAGTTAGGATTTGCTCCGTCCGTATAATTTCCGTACCCTTCGTAAGCTCTGTAAGTTAATGTTGTGCCAAACTGCACGAATCCACCTGTAGTTTTCTTGAATGTTTTGATTCCTATCCAACACCATTGAGCAGAAGGAGTAGGTGCATTACTTGTCGTGATTGCTTGTAATGCGTTGTGATTAATAAACTCCCTGATGTAAGGTGACAAGTCGTAATAAGTAGCAGGTGAACTTGACGAAGGAATTTGCTTACTTAATGTGTAAGCAGGTGATGCAGGCATTGGAGTCGTGTTTCCATTCCAAAGAAAGATCTGGATCATTGACGCAGTTTGTGATGCTTCGTTGATTGTTAGAATGTAAGGTGAACGTGCGAAAATTGCCATCTATTTTTGAGTTGGACATACTGGGTTATTAAATAATTTTATTGCGTCTATTCCGAATGCTTCTACTAGATCATTAGGTAAACGCTTGATTGCTTTTTCAAATGGTTTTGTAAAGAACAAACTAGGTTTGATTCCGTTGTAATATACTGACCTTGCAATTGCAAACGATAAAGACTTTCTGCTTTTAAACTTTCCTTTTTCTCTTGGTGCTAATCCTTTACGAACTATCCACTTGTCGAATGCTTTTGCTGGTGGCATTTTGTTCGTGTATTTGAAGTCCGTATTGTACTTCTTTTTAATACCTGAAACTCCTTTGTCTTGATAGATTCCGTACTCATCCATTGAGAAGTCCATCTCGAATGAATTAGGATTAGCCTTTACATTACCTTTAATAGAGTTATACAACCTCTTAGAAACGTTTTTACCACCCCTCGTAAGATTTGCTTTAGCCTGACTAATTACATAGTCTCTAAACTTGTTTAACTCTAGTTGTAACTCACTCTGCTTCATCCGTGTTTTCAGTAGGCTTCGCAGCTTCGTTTAAGATATTCAAAATAGGAACTCCGAACTTCATCGGTAACTCACTTAAGATAGCTTCTAATTGCTTTACTTGTTCTTCTGATAGTGTTAACATAGTCCGTGTTTTAGATGATTACTACTCCGATTGCTTCAGCGACATACTCGTTTACGACTGAATTATCAGTTCCCCAAGTTAAGAATTGTTCTTCAGTCAAGGTATAGTTCCCTTGACTTAATTGTTTTCCTTCTTCGGTTAGTAATTGCCAGTACGTTGTGCAAGTCGTTGCAGTCGTTTCGAAGTTCAGAACAAGTACGCTCAATCGTGTCGCAGTACCTTCGTTAAGTGGATAGACGATTGGTTGAATCGCTACTCCGTTTGTTTGTGTTTCCATATTATAAAGATATCCAAATTGTTCCGTTATATACGGAGATTAAGTTTAGTGTTGTATCGTATACCATTAGTCCCGTTGCAGGTGTTGCAATGGCGTTCTTTTGTGTGGTTGTCATTCGTGGAGGTAAAAAGCCTTTTGTTGTGGAATTAACAAATAGTTTAGCCGAAGCAACATCCGTAAAAGTTGAACTTGCTGAAACTTCATCAATACCTACATTTTTGGTTGATTCAAATAATTTAAAGGTTTCTTTATTTGCTCCATTTCTAAAGAATGCAAGGTTATTAGAGCTATCACAATAGAACTGCCAAAGCGTTGACAATGAACCTGCCTTTGAAAACACGAGCGAAGCTGAATTAGATGCACCCGAACTTATCTCCATAAATGCACCCGCAGTTGAAGCCGAAGCAATTGATTGTGAACCCGTAGTAAAATAAGTGCCATTTCCCGAAAGTAAGTTGTTTACCACCCTCGCAGTACCATTAACGTCAAGTTTGAATCCTGCGTCTGTGGTGGTGTTTATAGCGACATTTCCTGTTGTTCCAAAAACTCTAAATCTTTCTGAATATGCAGCTCCTGTTGCAAAAATTAAATTATTAGTTGTGCCGTTTGTACCTATTCCAAAATCATTTGATGCACCTCCACTTACTGCAACTGCACCGCCAACAACACCAATTGAAGTTGTATTATTTAAAAAAGTTATATTTGGCCTACCTGATTGTTGAAATACTGCAGTAGTTGAAGCTGAAGTAGAAACGTGTAGTGCTGAAGTTGGCGTTGCAGTCCCAATCCCCAACCTTCCATTAGTATTATCCCAAAACAAGTTAGCCGATTCTTGCACTACATTTCCCGTACCTTCAAACAATACACGTCCAACAGTACCCGAAGTGATTGCAGTCGTACCGATTGTGATTCCCGTAGATATAGTGAATGTTCTATCTGCTGATAGGTCTTGTGTAGTTCCGTTTATTGTTAGGGTGCGAGTCGTTGGGACTTTACCACTCAATGCAGTATTCAAGTCCGTTTGTGAGGATAGTGTTCCTGTGATAGTTCCCCACGCAGTTGCTTGACTTGCTGAAATCTCAACGTATGCTGAACCTGTCCAACGATATGTTTTGTTGGTGTCCTCTGCTATGAAGATTGTTTTTAAACTACCTGTTGCTGGAAATGCTGCTAGGTTTGCGTAGTTCTTTACCTGTGATGGAATGTTTATGTCTATTGCCATACTAAATTTATAAGTTGATTGCTTAAAGTTGCAAATGTTGATGTCGCTACTTGTGTTCCGTCTATTTGTAGATTCAATGTCGTGTCAGGTAACGTAAGAGTTTCTCCACTCTGAATAGTTGCCGAGTAACTTCCGTTCGTGTTTACAACGTATGAAGGTGAGCAGTAAGGAGCATAGCTATCAGTATTACAAATCGTCATATCGTTAGGAACAGTAACATCGAATGTCATCGTCCAACCTGCAAGTAAGTTCTCGAATCTTTCTGTGAATGGCTCAAGTGTAGGATCTGTTTCTACTACAAATTGCTGATCCCAAAGATTACCGTGAAGCATTTGTTGGTAACATCTATTTAAGACGTGGTGCTGAGTATTTAATACATCCAGTTCATTGTTGTTTTCTTGGAATGTATCAGTTGTTTCCGTTTTGGAAATATCTACAATATCCATTGCGATCAAAGAAACATTGAACGTCTGCGTGTTATCTGACAATGTAGAACTATTAACCATTATGTGCGTTAATGGAAATATAGTTTGTTTGTTTAAGTCTACCTGAAAGATATCTCCTTGCGTTACCGTGTTTACAATCTCGTCATTGTCGAAATGTATCTTTAGTTTGTTTAGTATGTCGTAGAATCCTATCATCGTTTCATATTGCGTTCAAATTGTCTTCTTTCAATGTCTGTTTTTTGCTTTTCGAACGTGAGATAGGTAAGACATTTAGTAAGTTTGTAATTGGTAACTTCATCGAATCTTGTAATGTCTCCTTGAGCGATTGCATATATTGATTGATACCATCCCCATCGTTTTGCAAATTGAGCTGTTTCTGAAAAGTCGTTGTAAGTTTCTTGTTCTTCTTCATCTCGTTCTCCAAATAACTCAGGGTAGCCTGCAGTAACTCGTTTCCTAAACTCCAAAAAAAAACACTAGATGCTATAACTACATCCAAAGGTGCGAACTTCATTAACTCCTGAAAGTCTTTGTTTGGTTCGTAGGGTAAAACATCGTATTTATCTTTTCGTGTTTTGATAATTGGTCTGTACATAACTGCCATTGCTTTGTGGTAGCTATCCCAATTTGTAAGATGCGATTCAAGATCAACGTATTCTCCAAAACTGATTTGCTCTAATTCTGGAATGAATCCAAACTCAATCTCTCCTTCTTCTGATTGTATTTTAAACCTGTTTTGAAACTTAGGTTTCTCTGAGAATAGCTTTGTGAAGTGCGCTATTAGCTCATTTAAGCTCGTTAGCTTCATTTTAACTACGTCCTTTAAAGATATACCGCAAAAGATTTCAATCATCTTCTGAGCGACAAATTCCTCATCGTTGGAATCTGCCTGAACTTTTAGGAAGTCTTGGTAGTGTTTAAGTGGAATTTCACTTAGGCTTGAAGGTACGTTAATTTCTAACTTCATAATATATAAACTTATTTGTTCGTGTTTTGTTGCACTAGGATAATGTCGTAGGCTGCAGTCAACATTTGGAAGTGTCTCCTGATCATCATAACATCATCGAATACTATTGTGATTCGTTTTCCTGTACGCTGATAGATGTAGTCCTCAACTACTCTTTTCATCATTGGCAGATCATCTGATGTTGTATTGTCCATAGTTCTTTTTTAAACCTAGTGTTTCCATCTCGTGATATCTTAATGCGTCAATGGCGTGATTGTAATGGTCGATAGGTACGTTTGTTTTCTCTCCGTCTTTCTTGACGCTCCAACAATAGCTTCTAAGCTCTTTGATTAGGTTTGTACTGGAACTCGTAACTAAGTATTCCTGTCGTTGCATTACGTCAATTCCGAACTTGATTGAGTCAACTCCTTTGGTAACTCCTTTAATCATCTTTCCGAATCGTCTAATCTCTTCTATTGATTTAGGCTCTGAGCTATCTGCGTAAATAGTAACGCTATTCGGTAGCACTTTTGCAATATCTGAGTTTACCATTCCTGTGCGGTAACATATCTCGTTTATGATTCTTTGTCCGTTGTAGTTATAGATCTCTATTGCTGATGTAGGGTCATTCGTGTAACCAAAGTCAAGTCCTATTCCTATCAACTTTGCTTCAGCAGGTATCGTGTCAATCGTTTTCCAATTGTTAAAGATCACTCCTTCTAAACTTCCGATTTCTCCTAGTCCATAAACTCGCCACCAATTAGCCCAATATGAACTTGTAGATGCCTTCTCTCTATTCTTTTCTATTTGACTTACGATTGATTCGTCTAATGCTTCGTTGTCTTTGTAGGTTAAGATAATGAAGTCTGAGTCAGGTTCGTCTTTTAGTTCCTTATGTACCCAAAACTCGTTAGCAGGGTTAAAGTCTAAGAATACTTCTCGCTTAGTTCTTATTGATAATTCGTTATAACTTTCAAAGCTTACGTTATTACATTCGTTGATGTATAATATGTCACGTCTTGCTCCTCTGAGTTTAGATGCATCATCTGCTGAGAAGAACTCCATTACACTACCATTACCAAACTCGTAACGTAAAAGAGTCTTATTGAACCTGTCGTCATTGTAACGTCCTGTCCACCTCATCACTTTGATAAAGTCTTTTAACGCACCTCTTCGTAAGTGAGGGATTGATTCAGCAACTACAGAAACTTCTAGGTTTGGTTCTTTAGCACACTTGTCAATAAGCACGGGCAAAATCCCAAATGTCTTTCCCGCACTGGTTCCTCCTTGAATTATCTTAATCCGTTTTTTCAACGAAAGAATCTTATTAATCGCAGTCGTTCTTTTAAACATACTTACTCCTCAGGGAACAATGGTTGCTCTGTTATAATCGTGCTTTCAACTTTCTCTGTTAAGCCGTTGAGACGTTGTGTAATGGACGGATTGTACTGTCCTACCATACCTCCCTCGATTTGATCTTGACGGATTGCTTTTCGTATACGCGTGCAGATGGGAATAAATTCTTCGTATCTTTTATCTGTATTCTTAAAGTATTGTTCTACAACTCCGACTTCATCGTAACAAAACAATTCAAATCCTTCTAGTGTTAGAGGTCTTTCTAGTGGCTCTGCTCTCTCTTCAAATTCCTTTCCTCCGAATACGCTTTTGATTCTTGGATTGGCTTTTACGTCTGCTTTATACTTGTCGAATAGTTCACTTAGTTGTTCTGGTGAGTCTAGGTTTCTTGGTCTTCCTACTTTATTTTTCATTGGTTTCGTGTTTTGGTTGTTTTTTAAAGTGATCTAAAAATTCATTCTCGTCTATCTCTTCAACGCACATCAAGCCATCAGCATTTGTCAAGTAAACAACGTAGTGATGTCCTTGCTTTGTTAGATGGTCAGTTAGAACGTTTGCTTCTGCAATCATTTCTTTTCCGTGGTCAATGAGATAGTATTTCATTACTCAGCGTATTCGTTAAATACCTTTTTCATTTTATTGATAATCTCTAACCAGCAAGTAGCACAAGAAGTAGGTTCTCTGCTGATTCCAAAGATACGATTGTAAATCTTTAAGATTGCATCCTGCTCACTTGGCTTTAATGTTTGCTTGTTTAATACTGCTGATTCTGTTAAGTAAGTGTGTTCGTCTTCTGTTAGGCACTTGGGTGTTCTGTAAGGGAATAAAGCATTTAGCTTTTCTTTACGTGCGTCACATCCGCAGTCTTCTCCTGCGATGAACTTAACTAGCTTGTCTATTCCTGTAGCTTTTGTTACTTGTGCTACTGTATCTCCTAGTCCTTCTGCTTTCTTTTTTGGTGTTCGTTTTTCCATTGTTTATTTTATTAGTTCAAAATCTTTATTCAAATAATCGCTGTAATCTTCTCCTACTGCTTCCTGTAGTCTTTTCTTACATCTCTTTAACGTATGGAAGATAGAAGTGTAATGTATGTTAGTAGCTTCTGCTATTTCTCGCATTGATAGCTCCGTTTTTCTGTACAAATCAAATAACATTTTATCGTAGTGATGCCAATTCTTTGTTTCTTCTTCGATTAACTTATCTACCTTACTCAATGCTTCGTGCCTGTCTATAGCTTCACTGGTGTCCTCTACATTCCAAACATCCTCCAATGATATAAACTCTATTCTGTTAGCTTTGTTGGTGTCGTGAGATACATTGCGAAGGATAGTCCACATAATTAATTTGTTGATCTCTCCGTTTATGATTAGCTTTTCTGCGTTACCATACTTGTTAATCCGTAAGTAAGCATCCTGAACTACATCCTCTGGAAACTCGCAGCCAAATGTTTTGACTATTTTTAGCCATTCTTGGTGATGCTTACAAATCTCTGTTAGTAATTCCATTGATTAATTTCTAATCAAACTTACGATGAAAATCTAATCACGTTGCCAAAAAGTTTTCAACAATAAAAAAGCCACCTGTTAAAGTGGCTCTAAATTGTTTAAGTAGATCTCTCTGGATACGTAGTTGTCTAGCTTGACTACTGTACATAATGTGACGTCTTTTCCCTGTAAGAATTTGTCAATTTGGTATTGGTGGAATCTTCCTGTGTTTGACTTTATCTCTTGCACAATTTGGTTTCGTGTTTTGGTACGAAGCAACATCTCTAATTGCTTTCGCAATCCTCCCTCATCAATGTACATTAAAAAGGTAAATCGTCATCCATTGAATCTCCAATAGGTTTACGCTCCATTGTTTCTGGTGCTACGTAAGGTTCGCTAAATGAAGCTGAAAAGAATGATCCTGCTTTACCTTGCTTTACCCACAAAGCAACTTCCATTTCTTTGCCATTTACGTTTACTTTACCTTTGTAGTCGGGATGGTTATCCGCTTTCTTGTTCGTGTTTTTAAAGATTGCTCCCGTGTTTAACTTGTTTTCCATTTTATGTTTATTTAATTGTTTACTTAATTCGTATTTTGCTACTTGTGGTTTGACTACTGTTTCAATGATGTATTCTGCTTTTCGGTTGAACTCATCAACGTCTATCTTCATTGTTCTTGTTGTTTCTTAATCAATTTTTTACATTCATCTTTGCTACCTTGAAAGTAAATTGTTTGTTCATCTTCACTTACTACTTGGTATGTGTCATTAATCAAGTTTATTATCTTCATTGTTCTTGTTGTTTAGTTATCATTTCTATTTAGTTTATGTGGTAAAAATTGCCACTTATCCTTTAAAGGTTTCATCATTATCTACCCACTCATCCACTATCTCAAGATTCCCACTAAAAGAATATCCAGTAGCTTTTAAAAGTCCTTCAATCATTTGTAAAGCTTCATCTAAAGTTACATCGTTATGAGGTACTTCGTGGGTGATTTTGTGTTCGTATTGTTCTATTGTTATTTTCATCCGTGTTTATTTAGGCATTGTTCGTTTTAAATTTTCTTCATACAATCCGTCTTGTTCCGATTGCTTTACCATCTTAGTTAATAAGCCACCTCTGTATTCGTCTTTGAGTCGTTCCAAGTAAAGCACAAAGTCCATAGCTTCTTCTTGTGCGTGTGTAAGCCATTCTAACGTTGTTAAATCGGTTCGTTCT